CTATAAATACTTATTTATAATTTTGGTAGCGTTAAGAAGCATTTCATCATTAACATGGGAATATGTTTTCATTGTCATTCCAACCGTATGGCCAAGAAGTTGAGCTGTAGTTTTAAAATCTAAATTTTTGGAAATAAGGTTAGTAGCATAAGTATGCCTAAAAGTATGAATACTTGTGTTAGTATAGCCTACTTTTTTGTATTTAGCTATAAGTTCTGCTACAACACATGCAGTATTTTGATATGAGAACAATCTGTTATCATACTGCTTTAGGACTCTTTTTTCATATCTTTGTAATTCTTTAAGTAATATTGAAGGCATTGGAACAATTCGAGTACTATTTTTAGTTTTAGGTTTTCCAAATCCATATTTATTCTTAGATATTTCTTTCCATTGTTTATTTACAGATATTGTACTGGTTTTAAAATCAATATCATCCCATGTAAGGCCTAATATTTCGCCTATACGCAATCCGGATTTCCACGCTACTAGTGTTATATAATAAAATTCACTTTCTCCAAGAAATTTTAGAATTTTATCTACATCTTTATTGCTGAGAACTTTAATCTCTTTTTTTTCATCAGTTCCTTTAACTTTTATCTTAGTTAGTGGATTGATAGATATAATGTTATATTCATCAACTGCAGCCTTAAATATAACATTCAATTTACCTAAATAATCTTTTATAGTTGAAATTTTTTTACCTTCTTTAATAATATTATCAACTATTTCTTGTATATGAACTGGTTTAATAGATGACATACATATATCATCCAATCCATTAAATTTACATAATACAGTTTCATAGTTTCGGTATGATCCTTGTTGAAGAGATACCTTTAAATGTTTCATATATAATGTTGTAAATTCTTTGAATGTTATTTCTTTATAATCTTCATTTATTTCTGTACAAGTTAAATTTTTTAGCTCTTGAAGGGTTTCATCAGCCCATAATTTAGCTTTCTTTTTACCCATTCTGCTATTTTCAAAACCTTGCTTACTTTTTTGTTTCCACTTGTTACCTTGCTTATATGAGATTATAGCCTGTAACCCGTTATTTTTCTCCCTATAAGTAATGTTATAATCCATATTAACTACCTCCTAATATCAATTATTATTTCTTTTAAGAGTGTTGAAAAGTAATTTGATTCATTATCGACTTCACATGAATGAGGATATAATGAGTCATGTATATTAGTATGTAATATTGCATGGCCTAATTGATGTCTTAAAATACGTTCTTCATCATAGCCATACAAATCATTTTTAATAAAGATGGCTTCATCTCCTTCATAGTTTCTAAAATATCTAGAAGATGTGCCATTGAGAATAGGTGAGCTAGGTTCTAATCTTATTATTGATATACCTAGATGTTTACACAAGAGATAAGGACTTCTTAATTTATATAAATCTGTTAATCCTCTGACTACATCCTCTATCCATGCCATTTGATTATAATTATTGTTTGATTGAATAATTTTTAAATTAGCTAAGTTCATGTCATCACCCCTTAGTTTTAAGTATTTACATGCTATCAAAAATTTTTTTCATTTTTTTGAAGCCACATTCTAATTCTTCTAAATCAATAGAAGTAAAAGGTTCATTTTCGTATTTACTACCGAAATTACAATGTTGAATTCCATATTGCCTATGAAGGTGGTAAAACTGTTCTTCAACTTCAAAACTTTCAAATTTCATAAAAATACCTCTCTTTCTTGAACTTATGTTCGATATAATGGTAAAAAAATATAATCAATTTAAAACGATATTATTTTCAATAAAATATATAGCGGAATCAGAAAAGCTGATTTCAAAACTTGATATATCTTTAGATGTTAAGTCGCCCAATATGTCTATAATAGTATCCTTATCAGATGGACCATTCGGAGTTGAAGAGCTAATTTGAATTGTATTGTCATGAGCAATAGATTTTATTATCATGTTGTTCTTGTATTTATATATCCTCACACTTTTAAATTCATAGCTTGAATTGATAAGCGAAATAACATCAGCTTTTTGCCTTGTAACATCTTTGATTTTCATTAAAAACACTCCTTTTTCATTATTTATATAAATTAAGTGATAAAAGTTAAATATGATAAATTATTTTATAACATTAACTGAAAGTTAGAAGCATATTGAATACATCAGTATTATTACTATATTCAATAGCTTCATTTTCGCAATCATGAATACATATATTGGTTTTTATATGTGATAAATGTTTAATTTCATGCAGAAATTTCTTTTGTTGAGTTTCATAACTTAGTTTAGAATTTAAAACAATTATATTTTGTCCATTATTCTCTATTGTTACACCTTCAAAATTAGTATCAAATTCTTCAAGTACTACTCTTAGTTCCCCACATTCTAACATAGTACTAGCCCTTTTAAGAAGTTCATCCATTATTTGACCATCCCCTTATTGTTTTAATTCTCAGTCTCATCCTCAAATATTTCTATCATTTTAATTATTTTATTTCTATCCTTTTCGGATAGTTTCCCAAATTTAGAAAAGAATATTTTGTTTTGAGCTTCATATTCTGCAATTTTATCCATTTCCTCATCATCTGATAGCAAGTAATCAACCGTAACTCCAAAGAAATCAGCAAGTTTAACAAGCGTTTTTCTCCCACAAGTTCTTCCTTTCTCAATCATTCCAATTGTTGATTGTGCTATTCCAATAGCGTCTGCTAATTCTTGTTGAGTCATTCTTTTATCTTCTCTAAGTCTTTTTATTTTATCACCTAACATAATTATCCACCTCACAATGATAATTTTATCACATTTCATGATAAAATCAATAGAAATATTTAGTATTTTAAAGAAAATTTAAGCATTAAAGATTTAATCTCAAAATTTGATTACATTTATCCTTTTTTGTGATAAAATAGAGTTTTACAATTATCACAAAAAAGGATAATATTATGCCCATAGGGGATAAACAAATCACCTCACAATTTAGTAGATTATTAATACATGAGAAGGGATGTGATACAAAAATGAAAATAACACCAATTAAACTAAGGAGAATAAATGCAGGCTTTGAAAGTGAAGATGCCTGGGAGGCTTTAGGGATTAGTAACAGCACATTTTACAAGTTGGAGCAAGGTCATATGCAACCAGGAGCTAAACTTATTAAAAGAATGGCTAATGTCTATAAATGCACAACAGATGAAATTTTCAAAGACTTTAATATAAAAGGTTAGGAGCAATCAAGGTTATGGAAGATGTTGTTTTGTTAACTGTTAAAGATTTAGCTACTAGATGGAAATGTAGTGAAAGATGCATCCGTGGATATGTTGAAGATGGGGTTGTAGTACCTTGCAAAGGTGTTCCCGGAGTAAAGTTTCATCCTAAACATATAGCTGAACTTGAAGGTGTAGGGTTAGATAAGTTTTCACCTATAGAAAGAAGAAAGATGCAACAAAAAATTGAGGACTTAGAAACTATAGTGAAGTTACAAAGTGAACAACTTAGGAAAGTAGCAATGCTAGGGACGGAAAGTATGAATTTATTACAAAAGATGATGTAGGACAAAAATTATTCAAGCGGCTCCAACGTGAGGGTAAAGAATTTTTAGGAGGAATGAGATATGGATAAACAAGAATGTATATCACAACTAGAAGATTTAAAAAAACATTGTATGGATTGGTCACCAGAGTCACCATGGGATAAAGATGTTGAAGCTTTAGATATAGCAATAGCTATATTAAAAGAAACTGCTCCAGAAGTACCAGTTCAAGAGCAGCCTAGATTTATTCCAGAGGATAGTAACGGAATAAGCCTTAATACAGATAGATGCAAATGTACTAATTAAATATATTTTCTCTTAGATATTTCCATGCATCTTTAGGAAGCCAACCAGAATAATTATTCTTGACTTCAATAACGAATAACGAATCATTGCCATCCATTTTAGATTTAATATTATCTGATACTTGTTGAACACTTAAATATGACTTGATTATCCATGTTGAGTCAAGATAGTGCCACCATTGTCCACTTGAAGAGTCTTTGATGGCTTGGTATAAAGAATTGTAATCTTGACCGGATTTATTTAAATCATAAGAAATTAAATAGACCATAAATTTCACCCCCCTTTCAACAATATTCTAACATTTATTGGGGTGAAAACAAAATAAAGGAGGAATGAGATTGAATAACATTCAGATTTTTAAAAACGAACAGTTAATTCCATTGAATGAGAATGAAAGTGGAGAGGTAGTTTTAAGTGGAAGACAGTTACATGAGTTTCTAGAGATAGGAACTGAATACGCCAAATGGTTTTCAAGAATGAAAGAGTATGGATTTGTTGAAAATCAAGATTTTGCAGTTATCGTCAAAAATGACGAAAACCCTTTAGGTGGTAGACCGAGTACGGATCACGTTATAAAACTAGACATGGCAAAAGAAATTGCAATGATACAACGTAATGAAAAAGGTAAACAAGCTAGACAATACTTCATTCAAGTAGAAAAAGCTTGGAATAGTCCGGAAATGATAATGAAGAGAGCATTGGAGATAGCAAATAGAAATGTTCAGAGTTTAAAACTAGAGAATGAGGAACATAAAAAGCAAATTCAAGAGCAAAAGCCAAAGGTACTATTCGCAGAGGCAGTTACATCAAGTAAGACTTCAATATTAGTTGGAGATTTAGCTAAACTAATTAAGCAGAATGGCCATAATATAGGTCAAAAGAGATTATTCCAATGGCTTAGAGATAATGGTTACTTAATCAAAAGAAAAGGTTCAGATTGGAATATGCCGACTCAAAGGAGCATGGATCAAGAGTTATTTGAAATAAAGGAAAGCACTCATATAAATGGTGATGGTGTAAATGTAACTACTAAGACACCAAAGGTTACGGGAAAAGGACAAGTATATTTTATAAATAAATTCATAAGTAGAGAGGAGATTAAATCATGAAATTCTACAGAGGAGACACTTTAGAAAGAATAGGCTATGACTTCTATTGTGATATTGCAATAAACATTGTTGATAAGAGAAAAGAGTTGGGGTTAACTCAAGAAGGGTTAGCGAAAAAGGCAGGAATAAAATTAAGTAGATTAAGTAAAATTGAGAGCGTTCAATACCGTATAAAGCTTGATGAAATTGAATGCTTAGCGAAAGCGTTAGATGTAACTGTGAATAATTTAATTAATGCTGAAATAGATAGCCAAGTTGGAGAATGCTTATATCTTGTATATCTAGAGAAATGTGAAGATTTTAAGCTATATTCAAGAGCTACTAGTAAAAGAATGGCTTTCTTAGAACTTGAAAAAAAATTAAATAATGATGGAGCAACATGGTTTAGTACTTCAAGAACTAGAGTTTTTGTTGAGTTAGTAGGTACACCTATAACAAAACAAGAATTGAAAGACAAGCTACCTAAATTTAAAGAAAACCAAGAAATTGAGAAAGAGGAGGAAATATAAATGAAAGCAACTGGCGTAGTAAGAAAAGTAGATGACTTAGGAAGGGTAGTATTACCAGTAGAACTAAGAAGGACTTTAGGAATCGACATTAAGGATCCACTAGAAATTTATGTGGATGGTGACCTGGTTATTTTAAAGAAATATGAACCTACTTGTATCTTCTGTGGTGAAGGTAAGGGTGTAAAGAACTATAGTGGAAAGAATATATGTCCAAGCTGTATTAAAAAGATAAGCAAAATCAAATAGTTGAGGAGATGGATAAGTATGTTGTTTGATTTCTTTAAAGAGTTGAAATCTCAAACTACAGAAAAAGAGTTTAAGGAAGTTCTTAAGATAGCAACTCAAGACCTTATGTTTAATCAAGTTAAATTTGATAAAAGAACTAGTGAAAGGAAGGTTGTTGAAGTATGTATGGACAGTCTGATATTGATACAGAAAGGAGCAAACTTGTAAAACAAAGTAAAGAACAGGTTGTTCAAACAATACTAGAGCTCCAACGAAAGAAAAAAAGAAATTACTTAGTAAGTGATGCAGACATTCATGCTATGGAAAATTCTCGAAGGATACGAAAGAGAACTAAAAATTACAAGTGGGGAGGTACTAGAAAGTGTCAACATTGCTAGATTTAAATGAAAAGCTTTATGAAGTCAAAAGACTTTGTGAAGAGGGGAAAAGCATAAGTGAAGCTATAGAAATAGTAAAAGGTTGCTCCACCGACCAAAGTAAGATGCAACCTAAAGAAAAATTATCTTAAGTGGATTATACCACAAATTAAAATTGGAGGGAATAGGAATGAAACTATATGAATTGACACAAAACTATTTAAATCTACAGGAGTTACTAGAGGATCCTACATTACCAGGCGAAGTTATAAATACTGCACTTAGTGAAGTTGGGGAGCAGTTAGAAGATAAGGCAGAGAACCTTGCTAAACTAATAAAGACTATGGAAGTTGAAGCAGCAGGATATAAAGAAGAAGAGTCTAGACTTGCAGCAAGAAGAAAAAGTTTAGAAACTAGAGCTAAAAATCTTAAGGCGTATTTAGAAGAGGCTATGAGGGCAGTGGACAAGCCTAAAATTAAAGGTAAATTATTCTCATTCAGTATTCAAAAGAATCCAGCAAGCGTAGAGGTTTTAGACGAGAACTTAATACCTAAGGAACTTTTCAACACTCCAGCACCAGTTCTTGATAAGACAGAAATACTTAATAGGTTAAAAGCTGGTGAAGAAATACCAGGAGTAAAATTAAAACAGACTGAAAGTTTGAGGATTAGATAAATGGATATACAAGAGGAATTAAGAAAACCATTTGGAGAGAACGAGGTTGAATGGAGAGTTCAAAGTTGTGGTATATCCAATAATAAGCCATGGGTAATGGTTCTATGTTATGTACAAGCTAGAGCAATACAAAATAGACTAGATTATGTGTTCGGATTTGATGGCTGGAAAGTTGAGTATAGAACAGGTTCAAATGATAGCAATATAATATGCAGAATCTCGGTGAAGGACAACCAAGGAGAATGGATATATAAAGAAGATGGAGCAAGTGAAAGTAACGTTGAACCTTTTAAAGGTGGAATAAGTGGAGCTTTAAAGAGATGTGCTAGTAGTGGATATGGTATAGGAAGATATCTCTATAATCTTACAGAAAGCTTTGCAAAATGTTCATTAGAAAAGCCTAAAGATAACACTGGATGGAAAAAGGCTGTTACTAAAGATAAAAAGACTATTTATTGGAAGATACCTAAATTGCCTACATGGGCATTACCAAGTTCAATAAGCGATAGAGAAATTAAAGAACTAACAAAATTAGCTTCAACTGTAGGGATTTCAGAAGATGTTATAAAACAAGTCATTGAAAAGGACTTTGGAGTTAAAGAAATTAAAGAGCTCTCTAGTGATCAATACGAGCAAGTATATATGAGGCTTTCTAAAAAATGTGACCCAACAAATAAAAAATAAGGAGAGGATCATATGTATAAAGAAGAGATAGACCTTAGGGCTGATGATGGTAAGGTGATATCTATCAAAGATGGCGGTGGCCATATAGAAATATTTATTGAAGATGGAGATACTGAAAAATTAATTAAGTTTAGTTATAGCCAGTGGAATGATTTAACTAATTCTATAGATAGGCAATGGGGTTTAAAAACCTTTAAAAAAATAAGTGACAAGTAGGTGAAGTAATGGCAGGGTGGCAAAAGGTTTATAGGGATATACAAAATCATTGGTTATGGGAAGATAAACCTTTTAGCAGAGGTCAAGCTTTCATAGATCTTATATTATTAGTGAATCACCAGGATGGAAAAATCTTATTTGAAGGAGACTTAATAGAAGTAAAAAGAGGATCAAAAGTAACTTCACTAAGAAAGCTTGGAGAGTCATGGGGTTGGAGTTCTAAAAAGGTAAAAAAGTTTTTAGAACAACTAGAAAAGGATAAGATGATTACCTATAAAAGTGACAATAAGAAAACAGTTGTAACCATTGAAAACTATAACCTTTATCAAGATAGTGGAAACACAGAAGAAACACAGGAGAAACAGGAAGGAAACAGTGAGGAAACAGTGAGGAAATTCAGAGGAAATTCAGAGGAAAACAAACAAGAAGGATAAAGAATATATAAAGAATGAGGAAGAAGGAGAAGAAGGGGAAGAAAACCCTCCTTCACTTCCACCTCTATCCTTTCCTACTCTATATCATGAAACTATATTTAACCAGTGGCAAGAGAATACTTATAGAACTTGGTTCATGGATAGTGAGATAGAGAATAGGGAAGATGAAATAGTTATGTTAGTTAAAAAAGAGTTCGTTAAAAATATCATCAATGAGAAATTTAAAAAGTACCTGGATATATTACTAGGTAAAAAGGTAATAGTTAAATTAAAAGAATAGGGGGAAGCAATTTGGATGAATTAGAGCAAAGTGTAGGCAAGAAACTAAAAATTGAAATTGTGAATAGGAAGGATAGAGTAGAACGCATCACAGGTAAACTTTTAAAAGTATATCCAAGTTATGTATTATTAAAAACTCCTAATTACAATACAACGTTTCTAAAAACAGATTTTATTAATGGAGCATCTAGGATAGTAAAAGTTTATTAAGGAGGAATAAAAATGGATATGGTTTTAGGCTTAGGAATAGGTGTTATAGGGGTTTTAGTTCTTATGGGATATATTACCCTAGAAAAGAAATTAAATATCCTAGACAAGAAGATGGACAAGCAAAAAGACTATTGGAAAAGCTTAGAGTACTCTATAGAGATTAAAAGCAATAGAACTTCTAAGGAGATCCAAGAAGGAAACAATTTTCTGGTTGATAGCATTGGAACATTAGCAAGTAACGTAGCAGCAGTAGGTTATGACATTAAATCAAGTAAAGAAGAACTTAAAAATACTCTAGAGCAAAATAAAGAAGATATAAATAGTAATACCAATAAACAGGTTAGTAGGATTATTTACACAGTTCCAATGGTGAAGGTGATGGATTAGGAGGATATATGGACATTAAAGAGTTACTTACAATGCAGAAATCCTTTGATAGATATTTAGCTGCTAAACAAATAGGTCAATCTGATAATGAAAAGTTAGATGAATGGAATACATCTGTATTAGATAAAAAGCTATTAGCTTTAAGTGTAGAGGTTGGAGAGTTAGCCAATGCAACCAGATGTTTTAAATACTGGAGCACTAAAGAGGATGAAGGAACAGAGAGAATTAAAGATGAATTTGCAGATGTGCTTCATTTTCTCTTATCCGTTGCAAATAGTCTTCAATTCACCTCAGATGATATAGAACATGCTTATATCCGAAAGCACTCTGAGAATTATCGTAGACAGGCAGAAGGATATTAGCGGAAAGGGGGAATAACATGGTTACTAACAAGGAAATAAAAAACATGAATGATGAAGAGTTCTATGAAACTGCAAGAGTAGAACTTACAGGATTACCAAGGGCACAAAGAAGAGCTAAGGAAAGAGAATTAAAAGAAAATATTAAACTTATGAAATCTTTTAATCCAGCTCAACTAAGGCTTATAGATGCAGTAACTTCTGAAAGAAGTAAGATAGACTGTGAGCAACAGATATCAAGGTATATTACTATCATGAATACGTGTATAACAGCTTATATGTACCTTAAGAATGAGGATATGACCGAAGATGAAGCACTGACAGAAATAAAGATTATAGATGATTTAGTAGATGAATACAGAGATGTATTAAATAATATTTACAAAGAAAATAGGGGGAATGATGAAATGGCAAGTAAACAAATTGAAAAAATAACTAAAGAGGTTAGAGAGAAGTGTGAAGAGTTAGTCCAAAATGGCATGAACCAAGGCAAAGCACTAGTTGTATTGAAATCTAAATTTCCTACTCTAAGTAAAGCTATGTTAGTAAATGCCTATAAGAAGGTTAAAAAGGAAATGAAAGAGGAAGAAAAACAGATAATTGCAGCAGCAGAGCATATATTTCCAGAGATTAAAGAAGAATCAAAGGAGCCAGTAGTTGCAGAAAATGCAATAACTGAAATTAAAGAAGAATCAAAAGAAGAGCCTAAGGTAGAAGTTAAGCCAGAAAGTAAAAAAGAGGAGGAGTCAAAGGTGGAAAGTAAATTAAAGGTTGTTAGTAAGGAAATCATTGTAGAGGGTGAGTTTGGAAAGTACAGTATAGACCAAGTAGGAGTAACTGTAGGAGAATTACAATTTACAAGTATAGCAGATGTAGAAGAATACAAAGCGGATGAACTTGCAGCATTTGAAAAGAGAATAGCTGAGATTAAACAGGTTGTGGCAGGTGAGTTTTAGTGAATAAAGTAGTTTTAATTGGAAGATTAACCAAAGATCCTGAGCTAAAGTTTACTCCAGGTACAGGAACCGCAGTATGTACATTTACAATGGCAGTTAATAGAAGATTTAAGAAGGAAGGTCAACCGGATGCTGATTTTATACCTGTAGTAGTATGGGGTAAACAGGCTGAAAGTACTGCTAATTACATGAAGAAAGGTAAGCTTTTAAGTGTAGCTGGAAGGATTGAAGCTCGTTCTTATGAAGCTAAAGACGGTGGAAGAAGGTACGTTACTGAGGTTGTAGCTGATGAAGTAAGTTTCTTGGAATATGGGAATAAAAATGGACAAGCAACTCAACAGGATAATGGCAGCATTCCAGGAGATTATTTTAGCGGCGCTGATTACATCCAAGATGATTCGGACTCAGATATGCCTTTCTAGGAGGGTTAAAATGTTAGCTTATAAGGGTAAAAGAAAAGAGATAGTTAATATTCTATCCTTTACAGAAACAGGAGCAGTAAAACAATATGAACCAGTAGAACATCCAGGAAGAAGGTTCATGCCATTAATAGAGAATGACAAAAACATAGAGGAATTTCAGATAATCGAAGATTTTCAATTAAATTTATTTGAGATATACGAATAAAATTTGTTATAAAAATAGACTTCAACTCTTGGTTAAAGCAGAGGGATGTATTAACTACTAAAACCTAAAATAAAAAAGTGAGGTGAAAGTAGTTAATCACAAAGTTATGTTAGCATTTTAGCCCCCTAAAATATATATAATAAAGTCGCTCCCTCTGTTTTAATAAGGAGTTGAGGTCAATCAAGAAGGTGAATAAATGGGATTAATAATAGACAATTTTGCTGGTGGTGGTGGAGCTAGTACAGGAATTGAAATGGCGCTTAATAGGCACATAGACATAGCAATCAACCATGATCCAGCAGCAATACTTATGCATAAGACAAATCATCCTAACACTAAACATTATCAGGAAAGTGTTTGGGATGTTGATATAAGAAAAATAACTAATGGACAAGAAGTAGGCTTAGTTTGGTGTAGTCCCGATTGTAAGCACTTTTCAAAAGCAAAAGGTGGGAAGCCAGTAAATAAAAATATAAGAGGATTAGCCTGGGTAGCTATTAAATGGGCAGGTACAGTAAGACCTAAGGTAATTATTCTAGAGAATGTAGAAGAGTTTCAGACATGGGGGCCTATAGATCAAAAGGGTAAACCTATAGTAAAACAAAGGGGAAGAACATTCAGGAGTTTTTTAAATGCTTTTAAGTACCTTGGATATAAAACAGAGTATAGAGAGCTAGTAGCTGCAGATTATGGAGCACCAACAACAAGGAAAAGATTTTTTTTAATTGCTAGGTGTGATAATAAACCTATAGTATGGCCAGAACCTACACATGGAGAAGATAAAAAACCTTATGTAGCAGCTAGCAGTATTATCGACTGGAGTATTCCAATACAAAGTATATTTGACAGAAATAAACCCTTAGCAGATAACACCTTGATAAGAATTGCAAGAGGAATACAAAAATATGTGATTGAAGATGAACCTTTTATTGTTAATGATACAGCTTACTTCTTAAGTCATTATTATACACACCAGGGAAGTGAGACAAGATGTAGTAGCTTAAGAGAACCTATAGCAACTATACCTACTCAAAATCGATTTGGGTTAGTAGGAGTAAAACTTAAAGATATAGATTTACCTATGAAAGAGGGGGTAGCAGCATTCTTAACTAAGTATTATGGATGTGATACAGGACAAAGTTTAAATGGTCCTATTCATACAATTACAACTAAAGACAGGTTTGGATTAATTGTGGTTAGGGGTAAAGATTATAAGATTATAGATATAGGATTAAGAATGCTTACAGCTAGAGAATTGTTTAATGGAATGGGGTTCCCTAAAAATTATATTATTGAAAAAGATTATACGGGAAAGAAGTACCCAACAACTCAACAAAAGGCTAGATGTGGTAATGCAGTAGTTCCAACTTTAGCAAAGGCTATAGTTGAAGCTAATATAATAGATCTATGTGAAGATAAAAAGAAAGTAAGTTAATACGTAATTTGTAGATAAAAAAATTTAACTTAAATAAAAAGGAGTAGGAAAACATGAAAAAAGAAAGTTATGAATTAATTATGAAAATTGTTGAAAGAGCAGAAGAAAAGGGGCTTTTGATGTTTGATAGGCTATCCTTAATGATGGACTTAGAGTGTTGTATAGACTTATTTGAATTAAGACTAGAAGATTTCTTAAATGCTGATGATTTTAATTTTTCACATGATATAGTAGGTATTCAAAACAACCTAAATAGAGAAACAAAGAAAATGGATAACTTTTTTATACCTCGTTTTGCAAGGTAGCAATAAAATTGCTATTTAAAATAGTTAAGACGTAACGCAAACAACAGGACCAGCTCTACTGCTCCCGCTATATAAGAAATTGTGAAGGAGATAGAAAAATGAAAGCATGGGAAATTTGTAAGCAAGAAAATCAATGGAAGATTTATAAGTGCAATGATAAAGAGTGGAAAGTTATAGGCATAGACTTAAATGGCGACTTTTATGATTTACAAAAGGTGTCAACTCGTGAAATCTTAACAGATAGTCATTTTTTAAGTCAAATAGCCGAAATGAATTTTGAAGAAATTGCTGAGGTGTAGATAAGGAGAAAAAATTTATGATTAAACTTGATGCGTTAATAGAAAAATTTGAAAATGATAAAAGCTGGAATACTTTAAATAAAGATGGAAGCCATAGGTTTGATAAAGAACTAGTATGGCTTAGAAAAATGGTAGAACAATATGCTGAAAAACTAAATATGCCTATTGATGAAATAGTTGATAACTTTGAAAGCCATAGAGATTATTCATGGCCTAATTATTATCAAGAAGCCAATTTTCCTAGTCTTGATAAAGTAGAAAATATCAGTATATATGAAACACTTGATGATTTTAAAGCTAAAAATAAAAAATTCAAATGTCCTGCTTGCGGGAATGTGTATAGCCATCCAACGCAATGTGAACACCGAGTAAAAAAAGATGGTAAGTGCGATTGGACTGCCGGTGGATTCTTGCAACTAGGACTTCATCATGTCGTTATAAAAGACAAGAGTTTGGTTCCTATAGGAATATTTAAACCTGTTAGGGATTAATTCATAATACAAATAGAAAGTTTGTAGATAATACGTATTAGTTTAGATTTTAGTTATCGGCGCCATGGTGCCACAACAGAAATGTTTTTACAAAATTTTGTATGAATTATGCATTAACTTGAAGGAGGTAATAAAATGTTCAAGTGTATTAAAGAATTAGTTTTGAGTGTATATGATGATGACAATGAAGTTATAGAAAATGAACACATGAAGGTCGATAAAGGCAGTGAGTGGCTCATTCAAGAGTGCGATTACTGTGAGAATGATATAAGATTAGTAAATGATAATGCAGAGTGGATTGAAATTAGCAGAAGAACATTTAAAGAGCACTTCACAGAAGTCATTACTGTGTAATTCAATGAATCGGAGGATTTTAATGCTAGTAAAATGCTATGTTGAAGATTGTAAATATAACAATGAGAATAGATGCAATAAAGAAGAAATCGAAATAATGAAAATAAGTGCATACGATGACGATAGTGCTGAATGTTTAGATTATGAGCAAGAGTAATTCGCAATGCAAGAATAGCTTGTAGATGTTGTGAATTAATCATATTGGTGAGGTCAACAAAATGATATGTGGAAAGGGAGTAATGAAATGAAATTTTATGAATTTAATGATTTTGGATATTATGCACTTATAGGTGCTGACAGTATGGAGGATGCAATTAAGGAATATGTAGAAGAAGTTGCAGATATTGAGGAAGAGGATAAAGACGAAGAACCTAATGAAATTACAAGGCAAAGTGCTTGGCACAAATATAAAGAGGCTGTAGAAAGTGAAACTTTATTTAAATTTGAGTCAGATATATTAAAAGACTTTGAATATCAAATTAATAATAATAAAACAGTATTGTTATTAATAGATTGAAGTTTGTTGTAGATGTTACGAATTATTTAAGGGGAGTTAAATAATGAAAAAATGTATAAATTGTGCAAATGGCAAAGTTAATAAAGGTGTAATGAAAATTAAGGGAACTATGAGTTCTTATGCTGTAAAGTGTAATATTGATAAAAAGAACAAGCACAAAGACTATGTATGTGAGCATTTTAAAGAGTATTAGAAAGTAGTTAGTTCATCATTCAAATATAAGGAGATGGACTTAGATATATGTTATATGAAGGTTGTAAGTACTGTTGCTGTGAAGATTGTCCTAACGACTGTAAGAAGTGCAATGAATGTAATGAAGGTATAGACGGTATTGGGTATTGCAGAACCTATAGGGAACTTGAAGAAAATAGACAATTAAGTTTATTTACAACTACAGATAAAAGTTAAATTGTAAGGGAATAAACACTTATGAGGGTGTAGTCACACATCTACACTCTCATATGAAAGTCAAATAATAATGGGGGAGTAAATATGGAAAAGCCTATATTATTCAATACTGAAATGGTTCAAGCTATTTTAGAAGGTAGAAAAACAGTAACAAGAAGAGTTATTAAGAGAACGCCAAGCAATGATGAACCTTATGGATATGGATTTTGGAAGGAGTTTAACGATAGAGATAATAAGTGGTATGTAAAAGATTATACACATAGTTGTACATGGTGGCCATTAAAAGAATACATTGAAAGATTTTCAAAATACCACATAGGAGATATTCTTTATGTTAGAGAAACATGGGCAATACAGAGCATGAAGAATTATGGCAAGAGAGTTAAGTTTTTATATAAAGCTGAACCTAATAAAGAATTGAGAGAGGTCGCATTATCTGAGAGTAGATATGATGATATGCTTAAATATTCTTTTAAGAATGGATGGCAGCCAAGCTTATTTATGCCGAAAGAAGCAGCAAGAATATTTTTAGAAGTTATAAATGTAAGAGTAGAAAGGTTGCAAGATATTACAGAAGAAGGAGCGAGGGAAGAAGGTTGTATTGATTTTCATGACAAAATAGGTGATGGAAAGTTTGAAGATGTACTTGAATTTGACTTGACTGCAAAAGATGCGTTTTCAGAACTTTGGAATTCAACAGTAAATAAAAAAGATATAAATTTATATGGATGGGATGAAAATCCTTGGGTGTGGGTTATAAAGTTTAAAGTCAAGGAGGTAAAGAATTAATGGAGTTTATAAGTGCGGAGGAATTTTTAAAGCAGCCTAAAGAAGTACAAAAAGTATTTTTTGAGTGGGCGAATGGTAATGCAGAAGATTATGATTTGGTTCAAGATAATGGAGAGATAATGCTATATAAAGACTTTATAGAGAGGTCGAGAATTGAGTTTGATAGTTACCCACTATTTACAGAAGGTTGGATTAGAAAGTTTATAGAGGATAAGACAGACTGTAAGTTACAAATTCAAGTAAAGGAGAACGATTATGACTTTAATAGAGTTTTTAGAGAAATATATATTTGTGAGTGATGTAAAGGAAGAGGAGGAAGAGGAATGAATGCATTTAGATTACTAGAAATAATGCCTAAATATGAAAAGTGTCCTAATTGTGGAAGTTCAACTATTGGGAATGGACAGGGTGGAATAATAGTAGAAGATGATACGTTCACAAGAACTTGTAAGTGTGGATTCAAGATAACTATAGGAGCAGATGGAAAAGAGATTGAAGGTGATTAAGTGATTTTAGCAATAGATCCAGGGAACATAGAAAGTGGATATGTATATTTGAATGATGATTTATCTGTAGTGGATAAAGGGAAAATTGATAATAGGGATTTACTAGACTGTATTCAAAATAAAGATTTCGATGTGAATAGTGATATAGCCATAGAAATGGTAGCTTGCTATGGAATGGCAGTTGGTGCATCTGTATTTGATACTTGCATATGGATAGGAAGATTTATGCAAGCATTAGAGTGGCATTACAACAAAGAGTTTAAGTTGATTTATCGTAAAGATGAAAAGATGAATTTATGTGGAAGTATGAAAGCAAAAGATTCTAACATAGTCCAGGCACTAATAGATAGATTTGCACCTAATACAAGTAACAAGGGTAAAGGTACTAAGAAAGAGCCAGGATGGTTTTATGGATTTAAGAAAGATATATGGCAGGCTTATGCTGTGGGTGTGACTTATTATGATATGTATTTGAAGGAGGAATAGGCATTGAATAAAGAACTATTTAGAAAGACAGAAGGCGAGTTATATGGCTATTTCTATGATATAGAGGATTTAAAGAGAGTAAGAGCAGAAATAGTATCTCTTAATACTGCTATAGAAAACTTGGATAGAAGAATTAGAGAATGTAATATAAAGATAGATCCGGAACAAAGTGGTTGCATGCAGATTACTGAAAGAGTTCAAACTTCAACTAATTGTACAAGCTATGTTGAGAAAGAAATATCTAAGGCTATAGGAGATATGGAAAGAGAACAGGCACATAAGATAAGAAAGTTATTCAAGCTAGAATGTAGAGAGAGGAATCTTAGTTATAAGGTAGAGAACATGAGAAGAAATATAGAAATGCTTAAGTTAGAATATAAGAAGTTCTTAGAGCTAAAGTATAATCAGGTAAAGTATGATAGATTAGGCATGAGAGATATAGCATTAGAGTTAAATATGGGTAAGAACAAAGCTTATGAACTCAGAGAGAAATTAGTAAATGACATAGCAAGATTTAATAAAAATTTCGGGACAAAATAGGGACAAAGTAAGGACACATAGAGAGAAAAAGTTTAGTAAACTATTATTAAGGAAAGTTCTTATGGATTCCCTCTATAAAATAAATATTTACCCTGCAGATTAAGTCTGTGGGGCAATGTGGAGATATAACCCTAATGGTAAGGGAGCAACTTGCTAAGTTGTTAGTAATCGAGTTAATCGGTGTATAGGTTCAAGTCCTATTATCTCCGCCATTCCCCATAAACCCCAATGTAAAAGACACTTATAGAAATGTAGGTGTCTTTTTTTAGAAGGAATTTTTATATTTATGTAGAATTGTAAATATAAAGGGGGTGTAAATTATGGATGAAGTAGTTGAAGTGCTAGAAAGAATTTATGGAAAACTTGAAGAAATAGAAGAAAGAATGCAAACGATGAGCGGTGATATCAGTACTTTAGAATCAGATGTATCAACCATAAGAAATGATGTAAGCTCAATAGATAGTCATTTATTTAGTATAGATCTAGATGTTAATTCAATAAATAGTAATGTTGGATAGGTAAAAGAACTCTATTAATTTAGGGTTCTTTTATTTTACAGAAAGTGAGGTGGCATTATGGCCAAGCTAACACCAAAGCAAAAGACCTTTTGTGATGAGTATTTAATTGACTTAAATGCCACACAAGCAGCAATAAGAGCAGGATATAGTCCGGATAGTGCGAAGGAGATAGGTTGTGAAAACTTAACTAAACCTAACATACGCGCATATATAGATAAAGAAATAGCTAATAGATCTAAAAGAACTGGAATAAATCAAGATAGAGTAATAAGAGAACTCGCAAGAATAGCATTTGTTAATGCTAATGATGTTATAAACATGGATGAAGCAACTTTAAAAGCAGATGCAAGTGAAGATGATACTGCTACAATTGCATCAGTAAAGGTTAAAACTATACCTACTAAAGATGGCGAAGGTGTTGAGAGGGAGATAAAACTTGCTGATAAGCTTAAAGCATTAGAGCTTTTAGGAAAACACCTTGGTATGTTTAAGGAAAATATAAATATCAATGCAAATGTTAATAGCACTAAGAAATTAGATTCAATACTAGAGCAGCTAGGTGATGATGACAATGAGTGATGACTATAAATTATCACCTAAATATAAAGCATTTTTAAAGCATGAAGCACCAGTGGAGTTTCTAGAAGGAACAACAGCAGCAGGAAAAACAACAGTAGGAATACTTAAGTTTATGTTAAAGGTTGCTAAGTCATCTAAAAAAATGCATGTTATAGCATCAAAAACAACGGGTGTATGTGAAAAGAATATAATCCAAAAGGAGTATGGCATAACTGATGTATTTGGAGATTTAGTAAAGTATAACGGTAATGGTGATAAAGATAATAAGATACCTCATATTAGATATCAAACACCTAATGGTGAGAAGATAATATATATATTAGGCTATGATAATGCTGACAAATGGAAGATGGCTTTAGGATCACAATTTGGGTGTGTACTTATAGATGAAATTAACACAGCAAGTATAGAATTTGTAAGAGAGATATGTACTAGAAATGATTATCTTATGGCCACACTTAATCCAGATGATCCTAACTTAGATATTTACTCAGAGTTTATTAATTGTAGTAGACCTTTAGAAAAATATAAAAAAGATGTACCAGTAGAAATATTAGAGCAACTCAATTCAGAAGAGAAGCCTAATTGGACCTACTGGTTTTTTAGTTTTAATGATAATGCATCTTTAAGTGAAGAGGATATAGAGAAAAAGAAGTTAAGTGCTCCTAAAGGTACAAAACTTTATAAGAATAAGATATTAGGTTTAAGAGGTAGAGCTACAGGATTAATCTTCTCTAACTTTGAAAGAAAGCCTCATGTAGTTAAAAAAGAAGAAGTTAAAAAGCTAATAAGAAATAAGAACAACAAGAACCAGGAAGAGTATTTTGTTATATTTACAAGTGGACTTGATACAGCATATTCGAGTAATAGTCCTGATACCATATCAATGAGCTTTATAGGTATAACTAATAAGGGTAATTGTTATGTGCTTGATGAAAAGGTATATAACAATGCTAAGTTAGAGGTGCCAATAGCCCCAAGTGATACAGTTAAGAATTATATAGACTTCCTAGACAGAAATAGAGCTGAATGGGGATTTGCTAAGGATGTGTTTGTAGATAGTGCTGACCAGGCAACAATAACTGAGTTTATGAAGTATAAGAGGTTGAATGGATGTATTTATAACTTTAATAATGCATGGAAGAAAACAACTATTGTAGACAGAATAAACCTACAGTTAGGATGGTTTGCACATAATCAATATTATGTACTAGAGCATTGTAAGGAGTACATCAAGGAATTAGAAACTTATTCATGGTTAGAGGATAAGGATAATACACCAGAAGATGCCAATGACCATATGGTTAATAGCACTCAATACGGATGGTTGCCTTATAAAGAGAAGATAGGGGTGAGGAATAGATAATGTTTGATAAGTTAAAGAATGGGGTGAGAAAAGCAGTGAGAAGTTTTTTAAATATACAAGAAGCACCTAACTATAACTTTATGATCCAAGAAGGTATGAACTATGAGGCTAATGCTTTTAAGAATATGATTTGGTATAGGGGTGATAGCTATGAGTTAAATCAACTCTATAAGCAGATGGCAAACTATAATTATTCATTCTGGGGTAGCGTACCTACTGTAGGATTAGAAATAAGAAAGATACACACTGGACTACCTAAGATAATAGTTAATCAGCTTGTTAATATAGTTCTAACTGACCTTAACATAATAGAATTTAAAGAAATAGCTAAGAATGACCTATGGAAAGACATTGTTAAAGAAAATAAGTTCAATAAGTTGTTGGAGAGAGCTACCAGAGAGGCTTTAGTAGTAGGTGATGGAGCTTTTAAGATTAGCTTTGATAAGAATGTATCTGAGTTACCTATATTAGAGTTTTATAGTGGTGAGAAGATAGATATTGTATATGACAGAGGAAGGGTTAAAGAAATAGTATTCCAGACCAACTATACAATTAATAAAGCAGTCTATACACTTCATGAAACTTATGGGTTTGGTTATGTGACTTATAAGTTATTTAGGGGTGATAGTGAAGTTAATCTTAATAGTATACCTCAAACAGAAAATTTAGTTGATGTAACCTTTGATAAATCCTTTTGCATGGCAGTACCATATATGATTTATGAGAGTGATAAATGGGAAGGTAGAGGACAAAGTATATTTGATAGTAAATGTGATAACTTTGATAGCTTAGATGAAACTTGGTCCCAATGGATAGATGCATTAAGGGCTGGTAGAGCTAAGACCTATATCCCGGATGACTTATTACCTAGAAATCCTAATACTGGAGAGATATTAAAACCTAGCTATTTTGATAATAGGTATATACAAACAGAAAAGTGTATGAAAGAGAATGTTGCATCTACTATAGATACAGAGCAACCTACAATACCTACGGAGAATTATCTATCAACTTATGTAACTGCATTGGACCTATGTTTACAAGGTATAATAAGTCCTTCTACACTAGGAATAGATAATAAGAAATTAGACAATGCAGAGGCACAGAGAGAAAAGGAAAAGACAACGTTATATACCAGAAATAAGATTATAGAGGCTATAAGTGATATGCTACCAACACTAGTTGATACAATATTTAAGGCATATAATACATTGTTAAAGCAACCAATAGAAGATAATGTTATAGAGGTTAGCTTTGGAGAATATGCATCACCAAGTTTTGAAGCAGTAGTTGAAACTCTTAGCAATCCTAATACACCTATGAGCATTGAAGCGAAGGTAGAAGAAATGTGGGGAGATTCTAAAACAGAAGAGTGGAAAAAAGAAGAGGTTGAGAGAATTAAGGAGCAAACTGGAGTTGCAGTAATGGATGAACCTTCTGTACCTGGATATGATGAAGTTAATCTAGATAACGAAAATAGTCTAGATGGTGAGATAGATGGACAAGAATAA